TTTTTTAATAGTTCCGAAGTATCCAAAACTCGTTATGTTCTTTTAATCCGCCCCGACTCTTACGAGCAAGTAAGGAAGAAGTGATAATTCCTGTAAGGTCTTATCGGTAACTATTTATATATGTCAAAAAGCCAATACCTATTTATAACATATATGCAAACATATATCCAATTTTCACGAATTTTTTATACATTTATTTTTACCTAAAACCCCAGTGATTATGGGCTTAAATGGGTATTTATGCATAAATCTAAAAATTATGTATAAAATAAATCTTTAAATTATGACCTAAAAACGCTTAAGACTTTGTATTTTTTATCTGTATCTAAACCTTTACTTTACATTTAGATTTTACAACTAAAAACCCCAATGATTATAGGCTTTAATAGTTTAGATATGTGAAAAAAATCTAAACCTAAACTATACATTTACATACCCGAAATCAACCCGCGACCAACATCCTGTTGGATTGGCCCCTCTCCGAGGGGTATGACTTTGATAATAGTAATGCTATTTTGAGGGGGGTATGTTATAAATCGCTAGCGTTAAAAATCTATCTACTTAAGCTTCCCGCACAAATTTTCTAATGAATCAATGCGCTTTGACATAGGCGGCTATACTAATAGTATGGATGATATAAAGAATTTTACTTTACAACCCCAGTTGCCTAAACCAGAAGAGGTCTCTTTGGACTCCTCTACTAGCAATATTGGTAGACCGTCAAAATTGGAGGACTCTAAGGTAGAAGAACTAGTTAAATGGCTTAAATTAGGCTATTACATTGAAGATGCTTGTACTATGGCAGGAATTGGTAAAACTACTTATTACCGATGGTTAGAGAAAGCAGAGGAAGGTTTACCCGAATTTCGGGACTTTCGGGACGCAGTACAAAAGGCTCGTGCCGAGGCAGAAGGCGCACACATAATTAACATAAGGAAAGCTGCCGACAATGGAGTCTGGCAGGCCTCAGCATGGTTTTTGGAGCGCTCACACCCTTCTAAGTGGGGAAAGAAGAATCCAGACCTCATAAACGAAGAATCAGACGAACCTGTAGAGTTCACTATCAAATACGCTGACGGTTAAGCTTCACGCCAGATTTTCTAATGAAATGGATGCGTTTTGGTATAGGCATTCGATTTTAGACAAATTTTCCCGTATGCATATATATTTTAGAATCTTTTCCCTCCCGGGACGGATATAGGCCCCTCCCCTACCCCATAAATATAAAATTTTTTTGCACTGGGTCTAGGTTTATATAGGTACTATGTATTCCCGTTGGATACTGCCCCCGCGGTGGGGGAGTGCTTTATTGCTAGTAAGTGTGTTACTTAGATATCTATTGCGAGGTTTATATCGATGCGTGCACAAAGTAAGTAGATTGTGATTTATATTTCACAAGGTTATGAGGTTGTGCATAAAAAAGAACCGGCGCTGGCTTTACAGAACACCGGTTCTTAATCATTCTTTTCAGCCTAGTAAACTAAAAAGGTTTCTATGAATAATTATATTATATCAAAAATAAAAAGTTCTGCAAAACAATTTGCAAATAAATTTTATCAGTCTAGAGTGCTTGTACAAGTAACTACACACACTGGCTTTCAGAATGAGTGTAGTGTTTAAAACTTAATCAAGTGGACTAGCCAGACCATAATCGTCCGTCAAAGGGACATCCTCGGAGTATTTAAATTTTGTGTTGGGCGGGTCCGCACAGGGTTCGCTGTATCTAGAATCACAAAAAATTCTGAGAGTGTGCTACTATATTCAAATGTCCCTAAATTATATTTACAAAGGTATGAGATTCAAAATAAACGGAGAACAAATAATTTGGTTGGTTGGGGGCAAAGTTCAAGATGTTTGGTCGGTCAACAATCTTAAAATAAATAACTTAAAACAAGAAATTGTTAATCGTATGGTTATTATGCATTTCCTCTACAGAGAGCACATAATCCGACTATAATAAAAAATGTGTTTTTAGATTTATATATTAAGATGGGTATGTCGGCTCCACTAACCGATATCCTCCCATCACTGGCTATTCTTTCGGGGATAGCCTTATCCAAAAGGAGTCCAAGCACACCTTATGAGTAAAGTACAATGGGAGCCAGATAAAGAAACTTTCAAAGAGTTTAAACAGAGGCGTAGTGCTTCTTCTGGGATATCCGGTATGGGGCAAAAAAAACGAGAAGGCACCGGCAAAAAAATCTTTCTGAGTTACGGGAGAAATCTTTAGAAAGAGCAAACTACAAATGTGAGTGGCCGGGTTGCAATTCTACAAAATGGCTAGAGATGGCGCATTTAATCGCAAAGGGTATGGGTGGAGCAAACAGAAATATATCTGATGACCCTATGAATGTATGTATGCTTTGTAAAGAGCATCATGACATTTTTGACGGAAGACAACGCCAAGGTTCAAAAAGAGAATACACTAACTTATTAAAAGGGTTTTTGGTATTAAAATGGCGACATGACAAATAAATATGTTCCTACACTTCCTCCGTTACACAAAGGACAGCTAGAAGTAGCACAATCAGACGCGCGTTGGAAAATACTATGCGCAGGTAGACGATTTGGTAAAACTAGACTTGGTGTACAAATGTGTATGGAAGTAGCTTTACGAGGTGGTAGAGCTTGGTGGGTAGCACCTACTTTTTCTATTGCTAGAGTTGGTTGGCGTGATATTGCTGCAAGTGCAAAATCTTTTCCTAGAGAAATAGAACCTACTGTATCTTTAGCTAATATGCAAATTGATTTAGCTAACGGGGGTTCTATTGCTGTTAGGTCTGCTGATAATCCTCAAAGACTTCGTGGTGAAGGTTTGGACTTTCTTGTTATGGACGAGGCTGCATTCGTAAAACCCGAAGTATGGGCTGAAGTATTAAGACCTACTCTTACAGAGCGTAAAGGTTCTGCTTTATTTATTAGCACTCCTATTGGTAGAGACAATTGGTTTTATGATTTATGGGAAGTAGCAGAAGAAGCAAATAATTGGCAAAGATTCAGATTTGCTACTACTGATAATCCAATGATTGACCCCGAAGAAGTAGAAGCAGCAAGAGAAGAAGTTGGTTCTATTGTATTTGCACAGGAGTATTTAGCTGAGTTTGTAGATGCAGGTCAAGGTATGTTAAGACCGGAATGGTTACATTACTTTTCTATACTTCCCGACGAAGCAGGTAATCTTAAATGTATTGTTGAGGGAACTGAATATTACTTAGCTAACTTAGAAAAATTTGGAATTGTTGACTTAGCTACTACAACTAACAAAGACTCAGACTTTACTGTAATAACTTCGTTTGCAAGAACTCCGGATAACAGATTACTTGTCATAGACATGACTAGAGCTAAATTAGAGGGGCCAGATATTATTCCAGCGATAAAACGCGCAATGGATAAAAATAAGCTAAAATATGTAGGTATAGAACGCCAAGGTTTTCAAACCACGATAATCCAGATGGCGCAACGAGCTGGTATTCGTGTAAGAGACCTTAAGACGGATAAAGATAAAGTTACGCGCGCACTTCCATTATCTGCCCGAATGGAATCGGGAGATTTGTTCTTATTAAGAGACACACATTGGTTACCCGAAGTGGAAAGAGAAATAATGACCTTTCCAGCCGGAGCCCATGATGATATTATCGATACCCTATCTTACGGTGTTCAAATGCTACAAGAACATAGAAGCTGGAGCGCGTATTAATAATGGCCGAAGATAAGTCAAGATTTTCAAAAGCACTAGATTGGTTAAATGCACCAACAGATGCAAGAGTTCGTAGAGAACAAAAAGGTTTAGTAGTAAACCAAACAGAATATTCATTTTTAAACCAAGCAGTAATGGGATACAATACTCAATCTGGGTATTTTGACCATAAAAAACTAGCTGAATTAGGTGACGGCACAGGTAACTCTGCTGTTATAGCTTGTCTTAGTGTTTTAGCTACTGCTTTTGCAGAACCATCACTTTTAGTATCTGAAAGAAACTCTGAAGGTGATTACTCAAGAGATATGAATCATGATGCAGTAAAACTCTTTAGAAGACCAAATCCTTACATGACGCAACAATTACTTGCAAATTATATTGTTACATCTCTTAATGCAAATGGTGATGCTTTTATATTTAAAAATAGAAATGCAAGAGGTAAAGTTGTAGAACTAGTTCCTTTAATGCCTCACTTAGTAGAAGCTAAAGGTAACGAAAACGAATTGATTACACATTTTTCTTACCAACCTCAAGGTGGTGTACAAGGTGAAGACAGTGTTAAGATTCCAAAAGCCGACATGATTCATTTGCGTCAGAATGTTGACCCAAATAATATGAGGCGTGGTCTTGCTCCACTTAGAGGCGTTCTAAGAGAAATAGCAGGAGACGAAGCGGCTGGACAATATACAGCAGCTTTGTTACACAACATGGCGGTACCCGGAGTTATTCTCTCACCGAGAGATGATGCTATGGGTGGCCCAACTAGAGAAGAAGCAGAAGCTATTGCTGAAATGTATAAGCAAAAGTTTGGTGGTAAGAACAGAGGTGCGCCTATGGTCTTATCTGGTGCTATGAATGTTGAAATAGTATCTTTTTCTCCAGACCAAATGAAGTTAGCCGAATTAAGAAGAATACCGGAAGAAAGAGTATCTGCTGTACTTGGCGTTCCAGCTGTTTTAGCAGGTCTTGGTGCCGGTCTTGATTCTGCAACTTATTCAAACACAAAAGAACTTAGAGAGTTCTTTACCGAGTCAAAAATGGTCCCTATGTGGAACATGGTTGCGCAAGAATTGACTCATCAATTGTTACAACCAGAGTTCAGCGCTAACGAAAATCAATATTGCGAATTTGATGTTAGTGGTGTAAGAGCTTTAGCTGATGACAAAGACAATCTCTATAAACGCATGAATACTGCAGTACAAGGGGGTTGGGTAACAATTGGCGAAGCAAGAAAAGTAGTTGGACTAGAGGCAGACAATAGACACGATGTTTATTTAAGACCTTTAAAT